GAAAGAATTTGGACCTGCTATGGCTAGTGCAGCTACGCAACCTTTAGCAGCTGTAGACAGATTAAAAAATGCTTGGTTTGACCTTAAAGTAACTATAGCTGACGCTGGGTTTATGAGATTAGTTGCGGATGCTATGGAAGGCATAGCTTCGGCCATGCGTAAGATTACACCATTAGTCAATGAGTTTGAAAGATTAGTTAAATTTGCTTGGAAAGGTTCTAAACTAGAGAAATTCTGGAAAGGTTTAAAAGAGAATTCTGACGGTGTTTTAGACGGATTAAAAAAGAAGTTTTGGGAAGCAATAAAGTTAATCCATTTTGCTTTTGGTCGAATAGGTACGGCGTCAAAAGAGTTATTCACTAAACTAGAACTACACATCAATAAACTTAAGATGAGTATGCTAGACTTTTTATCTCAGTTACCTGGTGTTACTAGAGCTGCTTTAGGTTTTGATGATAGTAAGTATGTAGGGTTTAAATCTACGTTAATGGCGGCTAATGGTCAACTATATAAATCTTTAGGTTTAATAGATGAGCAAAATTCAAAGTTAACTAAAAACGCATCAGATTGGGTCGCAAACGCTCGTAAGACTATGACAGCGGATGAGATAAGAACGTCTAATGCAGAAAGAGATCATGATACGTACTTACATCTTTGGAACGATCAATTTCAAGCTGTTGCAAGACTAGACGGAAAACTTAAGAAATTAAAACCTAGTCCTACGTTCCAGTCTGATCTACAAAAGATTAAAGACGAATTCGACCAGATAAAAGAGAAAGCTAACATAGACAGCGCTAGTTTATTTGGCGACGGACTGATTATCGGACCTATGGGCGGAGCTTCAGAACAAGCTTTCGCTTCAATGATGAAGTTAATCGAAAAGGCTGATGAGTTTAAACTTAAGATTGGTGAAATCACTGAATATGGTGTGGCATTTGGAGATAAATGGGCCGAAATGGCAGAGCAGTTTGGAACGCCTATGCAAAGAATAGGTGAACAAGTTGCAGAAATATTTGGACCAGGTGGCACGTTCTCTAAAGGTGTTGGAGATGCAGTAGCTAGTTCGATCTTACAGATGAATTCATTTAAAGACTCGATTAAAGCTGTTGGTAGAGCTATTATCCACGAGGTTATATCTAACTTAGTTCAAATAGGCGTTCAAATGGCTATGAACTACGCTAAACAACAAATACTAGGTACAGCGACTGTTGCAGCTACTACAGCAGCAGGAGTAGCAGGCGCAGCAGCTAGTGCAGCAGCTTGGGCACCTGCAGCAGCTATGGCTTCATTAGCGTCATTTGGAGCTAACGCAGCGCCAGCAATGACAGGCATTTCAACGACAGTTGGTTTAGCTAAAGCACTTTCACTCCCTATGGCTGAAAAGGGCGGACCAATATCTGGTCCAACACTTGTAGGTGAAGCAGGACCTGAAATATTCGTCCCTAAGGGCGCTGGAACGGTTATACCTAATGATAAATTAGGTGGCGGTGGAGACACGGTAAATGTTTCTTTTAACATTAATGCAAATGACTCTAGAGGATTTGACCAGTTACTACAAACAAGACGTGGTATGATAGTAAACATGGTTAATCAAGCTATGAATGATAGAGGCAGAACAGGGGTTACATCATGACAACATTAACATGGCCTCAACAACCATCTAATCCTGAATTTAACTCTATAAATATTAAGACGAACATACCCACAGTTAAATCTGAGTCGCTAAGTGGTAGAGTACAAGTAAGACAACTAGGTTCGCAGAAGTGGAGTATGACGCTGTCTTACCCACCTATGACTAGATCAGAGTTTGTACCGATTATGACGACTATAATGCAATTGAGAGGGTCATATGGTAAATTCACAGTTAAGTTACCTATACTTAGTACGTCACAAAGCTCAGCAGGCGGTAGTTGGAAAGCAGATGGCACGTATGCAAGCGGAATTAGTTCTATAACATGTACAGGCGGCTCAGGTGATTTAGCAGCAGGCGACTTCGTTAAGTTTTCCAACCATAGTAAAGTATACATGGTAGTTGGTTGGGTAAACACTACGAATGTCATGACTATTGAACCGCCATTAGTAGAAAGTGTAACGGGTACGTCTACGCTAACGTATAACGATGTACCTTTTACAGCTAGTTTGAATTCAGATCAGCAAGAGTTTCCAGTGGGTACAGAAGGTTTATTTAGATACGAAGTGGATATTGTAGAGGTACTATGAGAAATATACCTGCATCCATAGTCGCTGAGTTATCTAAGGACAGATTTAAATCTGGTCATATAGTAGACATAACGTTTACAAATGGATCAGCAACAAATACATATTACTTATCTGATCTATCTCAATCAATTACGTATAACGCACAGAATTACTCACCATCAGGTAATTTACTAGGTATAGGATCTCCTAGTGAATCTTCTGACGTCAGAGTAGGTGAGATTTCTATCACATTGTCAGCCGTTAATCAAGCATTTTTAACGATGTTTTTAAACGCTAACCAAATAGGTCAACCTGTTGTTATTAGTAGAGTGTATATAGATGATAACGGAGTATTAATCGGCGGATTTCCGATTTACTCAGGTAATATATCTACATATGCTTTAAGTGAATCAGATAATAGGTCTGTAGTACAAGTTAGCGTATCAAGTCATTGGGCTGACTTTGAAAGAGTTGCAGGGCGAAGGACTAATAATAATGATCAACACAGACATTTTCCTAGCGACGATGGATTTGAGTTTGCTAGTTCAACAGTTAAAGACATTAAATGGGGCCGTGAATAATGGGATTTTTTAGTTTTATTGGAGATATATTTGAAGACATTGGTGACGCAATTGGTGATATCTTTGAAGGTATTGGAGACGTACTAGAAGATATCGTATCTTGGTTTGCACCAGATATTCCAGATTTAGAGAGTCAGTACGGCGGAACGTTAGTTAATAAATCTAGTAATATAGCTCAAATACCTGTGATTTATGGGACAAGAAAAATAGGTGGCACTAGAGCTTTTGTTGAGACGTCAACTGGAGGAACACACGAGTTCTTATATATAGCGTTAGTTTTATGTGAAGGAGAAGTTGACTCTATACAAGAAGTTTACATCGATGATGAGTTAGCTATGAACGCTAGTGGCGCTATAACAACTTTGTTTGCTAGTAACTTATGGATTAATAAGTATACAGGCACGACGACCCAAACGTCAGATTCGCTATTGAGTGAAGCACCTAGTTGGGGATCAACTCATACCTTAAACGGAGTAACTTATCTAGCATGCAAATTAAAATGGAATAAAGATGTTTACTCTTCTTTACCTACAATTACGGCTATCGTTAAAGGTCGTAAGGTTTACCAACCTGAGTTAGACTCGACTAAAGGTGGGTCAGGACCTCATAGAGAGAGCACACCGTCGACTTGGACTTGGTCACAAAACCCGTCTTACTGTTTGTTAGACTATCTTCGTAATGATAGATTTGGTAAGGGTTTACCAACAACTGCGTTTGACTCTAATTACCAGTCTTGGCAAGATGCAGCCGCTAAATGTGACGATACAACAGGTAATACAATACCTGGAGGCACAATACCTAGGTTTTGGTGTAACGCTAACTTAGATACGAATGCAAAGTTAATTGACAACGTTAAAACGTTACTATCAGGTATGCGAGGTTTATTACCTTGGGTTGATGGCCAATATAAATTAATCGTTGAGGATTTACAGACAAGTGCAGAAGTCGCGACAAATTTAGAGTTTGGCTTAGACCAAATCATTGGTGGTATAACTATTAACGGTATGTCTAAACGAGACAGGTATAACAAAGTTGTAGCAACATTCCCAAACCCTGATACAAACTGGCAATTAGATACAGTTGAATTTCCAGAAGAGTCTAGTTCTTTATACACAGATTGGTTAGCTGAAGATCAAGGCTTTAAGTTAGAAAAACGAGTTAGTTTAAATACGATTACTAATTACTATCAAGCCAAAGATATTGCGGAGTTATTTGCGCGTAAATCTAGAGAAGCTTTGAGGTGCTCTTTTAGAGCGTCTTCTGAAGCTATTCAAGTACAGGTCGGTGACGTTATTGAAGTGACGCACCCGACACCAGGTTGGGCTAATAAACCTTTTAGGGTTATGAATTTAACTTTAAATCTAGACGGAACGGTTAATTTAACTTGTTTAGAGCACCAAGATAATATATACCCTTGGTCGACTAAACCTACAGCGCCTTCATATTCAGATACTAATTTACCTAATCCGTATTTTGTAGGTCCGCCACTGTCTTTAGTTGTAACAGAGAACTTATCGTTACCTACAGCTGCTTTAGATGTATCTTGGTCGGCTTCAACGGACTCTTTCGTTACTAAATACACAGTTGAATACTTATACTTAAGCCCTGGGGCGACTGTATACACATCAGCAGGTTCATTAGATAGGTTATTTATGACCGTGACAGACTTAATACCTGGTAACTATCGAGTTAGAGTTAAAGCAGAGAATGTTATCGGTTCTACGTCGGCCTATGTAACTTCTGCAATTGTAGCGGTTACAGGTTCACCTGTTATGCCTGACGTCACCAATTTAGTCGTTGTGGACGCTTCAACAACGGTTGCGAATGAGTTTACAGGTAGAGACGCAAAGTTTAACTGGAGCGATTTTAACGCTACGCTTCAAGATCCTCTATTATTTTCAGATTATGTCGTTGAAATTAGAAAAGTAGATAATACATTAGTTAGATCTGAAGCTGTGCATGACTCTGAGTATGTGTACACATACGAAAAAAATGTAGAGGACAATGCAGGCTCACCGTTAAGGCAACTAAGAATTAATGTTAAACAAAGAGGAAATAGAGGTCAATTAAGTATAAACTCAGCTAAGATTGGCACATCAGTTAGTGGCGCAAATCCTTACCCTAATAACCCTGCACCAGCTGTGCCGTCAGGTAATGTCAATTCTACATTTAACACGATGTATATGTTCTTTAGCGCCCCAACGGACACAGATTTCACAGGTTACAAAGTTTGGGCTTCAAAGGCGGCTGGAGTAGTTACAACTAGCGATACTGAGTTAGTTTATAAAGGTAATGATAATTTAATAATTATTAACGAAGTTGACAAAGGTACTCACACAGGCACTATGGAAGCTATAACAGGTAATGAAACTATTTACTTTGTTTATGCAGCTTATGATGCCTTTGGCGAATCCGGTTTAAATAAATCTACAGAAGGTTCTACTACAACAAGTTTAGCACCAACTGGTGGTATTCAAACTTACTACGAACCTTTGGCGAACGTAACTTGTAACTCTTCTACAGACGGTGCACTGTTGTTTGACACTACAGCAACCACAGGTAACAACAAGCCTTACAGGTGTAATGGAACTTCATGGAAAAGTGTTAACGACTTAGCTATATCAAACTCTCAAATTGTAGCTAACACAATCACAGCAGCTTCAATAGCTTCAGGTACAATAACAGGAAATAAGATTGATGCAAATAATATATCCGCGCACCACGTTAACGTAGGCTCATCAGCAACAACTGGTGCTAGAATGAACATTACTAGTACAACAATAAAGATTTATGACGCGACAAATACTACACCTAGAATCATCATTGGAGATTTGAGTTAATGGCGTATGGATTCAAGATCGTTGACGATAAACACACTAGGACAGAGACAGATATAGGTTACACTTTAATCGGTACAGACACTTTTATAGGTACAGGTACCTATGAGTTTACATTTCCGTTAGAAAATCCGCCTGATTACATTATGACTTGGCAATATCAAATTACAGACGCCCCTACAAGCGACACGACAGAACCCGTATATCATTTAAACGTTGTACCAGATATTACAGTGACTTTTGAAGGTTCTGTTACTAACACTAGCGGAGTTTGCATAGTAAATGGCGACTATGATTCGTCTATTACTTCAGCGAGTACTTGCAACGGTACAGCAGGTGGTGTATGGAATACGACTACGCCTTACTTTGCTTACTTTAAAGGGACTGTTGACTATACTTTGATAGGTAAAGATGATACAGATAGCTGTTTCTCAGGTACTAACACGTTCACAAATTTAAAAGACGATACAGAAATTACAATGTATTTTCTAGCTGTAGGAGGTACATAATGCCTTACGGTATAGCACTAGATAATTCTAATGGTAAACGAGTCATAGGGTCAGATACAGTGTTACCTAGATTCATAGGAAAATATACTGAATCAGCATTAGGGGTTACCAGTAACTATGGAGATTTTTTAAAGTTTTCTGTTATTTGTGATGGAAAGCCAATGTGTTTTTTACACGTACCTATTGGTTATGCAGCATCTATTAATAGAATTGTCACTACATCTACTAATCATTACGATGTGTACGTATATATACCAGATAGTAGTAGCGCTATGACGTTTAGCGATATCGTGTTATACTTATTTAGTGATGGTCAAACAACGTCAACTACAAGTGGCTATGGCATCAATATTAAGAAAGCAGACGACGAAGTAGCATACGACACTGGTTATGGTCATGCAAAGATTCAAGGTTATTTTTTACAGAAGAGATTCCTTTGGGTATGGGTAAGTAATAACGAAGCACTTAATTTTACAGTTGGTGACACTATATATAATAAAACTAAAGGCACTAACGCGGTTTACATGCAACAGACATATACAAACATATTGTCCGTAGCCGGAGATAGCGCAGCAATAAATTGGGCCGCAGGTGATTTATTATCAGATAGCGCTAGTGGCGCCACTTTAGCAACTATTGGAACGAACGCTATTACGTCTTCTTATAACACTATACAGCAACCGGCGGTATTAGCAGGCGGCGCTACCTGGAGTTCTTTAGGAATATCTAAGCCAGCTATATTTTATCAACCTGAAGGCAAAGGTTTTTGGGGTTATAAGACATTTGGAAGTTGGCCTTATTATAGTTTTTTTCACTTGTATGCTCACAATACTGTAACTACAGCATCAGACGGTTTTGTGTGGGGGTTTAAAACTTCTAGTTATCCTACGGGGACTACTAGAGCGGATTGGGCCGCAACAGCGCCTATGTCAGTAGGTTTTGGTACTGACGTAACACATAGTATATTTGATACGTGTGCTTTGAACGCGTCATATACACCTTCACAGTTATTCAGCGATTACTATGGTTATAACTCACACATAAACTGGAGTTCTATGGACGCACAATTTTTTGCTTATATCATTGACGGGGCGGATTATGATTGAATCAATGTTAAGACCTATGTTTTCTTTTGTAGACGATCAAGGTAATAAAGTTATAGCTGTTGACACTATAGAAGATGTAGTGTATAACCCAAACTTGTTGTGCAGTGATTTTAATGTTAGTCGAGATAAGATGACAGCTGTAAAGGTAATACCTGAGGAAGCAGAACAAAACCCGCAAATCTCAAAAGAAGACAATTAGAAGACAGTGACAATTAATTAATTTTATAGGTAGAATACAACCATGGCATATTACAACACAATTAAATTAGTATCAGGTGACGACCTACCTGAGTTAGATATTACCTTGCGAGATAGCAACCTAGCAGCATCAGGAACTACGCTAGATATTACTGACCCATCAACATGGAATCCGATTGACTTGACTCATGTTACAGCGGTTAGATTAAAGTTTAGAGAGGTAGGCTCAACCACACTTAAAGCAACGATTGGGTGTACTAGGGTAGCTCCTTACACAGAAGGTCATGTTATTATGAATTGGGGCTTAACAGACCTAGACTCAATTAGTGGTGATTATGAAGGCGAGATTGAATTAGAATACACAAGTGGCAAGTTCATGAGCGTACCTGACCTATTGAAGTTTGACGTAAGAGCAGGATTCTAAAGTGGCTATCAGAGCGACAATTACAGTTGTTCGGGCATCAGCAGATACAAAGCACGTAAGTCTTTCTGCTAAGACGACTAACGTCACCGCAGAGGCGATAGCATTCGTCAACCCTGATAGTAAGAATCAGTGGTTTTATGAGACAGCTACCCTAAGCGATGTACAGTTCAGTCTTGTAGAGAAAAACCTATCAGAAACAGTAACGCTTGATGAGGTAGTAGGCTGGTCATACGCTAAGAACGCACCTGAAACATTGGCATTGGTTGAGAGTTTCGCAAAGGTT